GAAGATGAACCGTTATTATTCATTTTTTCGACTTCCTTGACCAGTTTTGCGGTCAGGTTGCCAAGCTTAGATTGCTTTTTAAGGTCTGCGAAAGACATTTGGATTACCTCGGATAGTTTGGATTCGGGGGATTTACTCGGATAGTATAACAGGGATGCCCTCAGTCGTCAAGGTATTTCTTGAGGGATTCGATTGTCTCGTTCATACTATTGAATAAAGTCTGCATATCAGTCTCTGGTGGGAAACCCATCAGGGCAACTGATTTGCGTAGGTTCTCTTTCATCTCAACCGCTTGAGGGTCGTCCGAAAGGGATAACCTAGTATACATCACTCTTTGCTTTTCTAGCAAGCTTTGGAGTTTCTCAATGTGCTCTAACTTGGTCTCACGATTCATAGATCCAAAAGTCAAAATACTTCCGTAAATTTGCTCTTGGAGATTATTAATTTCTTCAAGTTCATCTTGAATAATGTCAGATTTAAAAAATTCACTCATTGATTATGGACCGTAAAATCTTGCGGTAGTTGAACACATCAATATTTAGGAACGGGGAATACTTTTTCAATTTCAAACTTACGGTTTCCCACACAGGGTCCAAAAGTTTTTTATCGAACGTGTTCCCGAACAGGAATATTTTATCATATATCACTAGGGTCTCTAGTGAAATTGTCCCGCTCAGGAACTTTTTTAAAACGGGTGGATGTCCTTTCGAGCAGTCGAATACACTCTCCAATTCGTTCTCCGAGAACAATTCGTTGCTTTGCTCTTTGAACAAGTAGGTCAAACTCTGCTGTCTTTTCATCCACTCGGCGTAATTTCTTTCGCCAGAATTGATAATTTCTCCAATCCATAGGTTCTGTGGGTTATCGGTGGCAGTGAAATTGGATACAAGAAAATCTACGACTTCCTTATCATTATATTTACGCGAAGTTTTTTCAAACCAATACTTATCCTTCCTCTTATTAAAAGAGGTTACACTAGCACGGGTCTTTGCACCGTACTTAAAAAAATCATACTTTGGATTAGTAAAATGATTTTTTAGTGAAAGATAATGTTGGTAGGTTTCAAACGGACTCACTTTCAGCATCGACTAATTCAAGATCTTCAATACAATCAACGGTAACTTCATGCTCGGCAATACGATACCAATGCTTATCTTCACCTAGAGTATCTGAATAAAAACCAAGATACTCTAAGTCATCACATTTATTTTCACGCAACCATGCTTGTAGGCGATGGTGCATTAAATCATCACGAGAAATCATAGTGGTAGTTTTGCTCTCGAAGTTCTCTTCATAAAGTTAAGACGAGTTGCGTCCCACTTTAGTCTCTCTTTCAATGGTTTTGAAATGAGCTTCGTGACTGATTCTACCTCAAGACTATTGATTTCGCAATAATGACAAATCGCATCAATGTAGTTGAAGTTTTCTTCAGCTACAATCTTTTCAATTTCCAAAGCAAACTTAGAAGGAGTCAGAAACTTACTCTCTATTGCCTGTTCTAGTTCTTTATTCTGTTCCATAGAGTTCCAATTTATCTCTAACAAACTTTCTAATGTATTGGGTGAGAAGTTTGATGTACTTTGATTTGTCTCGTTCTTCATAGACGACGCATTCTCCATTTTCACAAGCCATGATGATTACAAGTTTTTTGACTGAAATACCAGTCAGTTCGTATAACATACAACCATATGCCATACATTGAACGAAATAATGTTCGATCCACTCTCGTGGTTTTGGTTTTTTAGAAGTCTTAAAGTCGATTATTGCTAACTCACCGTCATATTCAGCGATACAGTCAACAGTCCCAGCAATACCCAGTTGCTTACTATATAGGGACCCTTCCAAAGCGTATATATTATTTATCTTTTTAAGATTCGCTTTTGCAATCTTAAAAAGAAAATCTGGCATCGGCGGAACAGACGGTAAATCCTTATTGTAAAGATAGTTCTCCACAAGAGAGTGCATATCCGTACCGCGAGAAGTAGCCGCCTTAGTAATCTTATCAGCTTCTTCTTCACCAACCTTTTTACGCCAATTAATAAAAATTTCACGATTAAAATGACTGGTAACTGAAGTGATGGAAACTAGTCTGAGAAGTTCTTCTTCATCAGGTACTGAATAATAACGAACACCATCTATGGTCTCCCTCTCAAGTTGAGGAAGATTCAATTCAACATGATTAAACATTAAAAACCTGCTTCCATTTTAGCAACAATGTACTCTTTAACAAATCCTGAGCGAACAATGTCCTCAACACCAAACTCAATGAGATCGATAGATGGCATTGCTCTTAGGATTTTCATAAAATCAATAATACCGTTACGCTCATTTGTCTTTTGTAGGTCAGACTGAGTAGCATCACCACAGAAACAAATTTTCGTATTTTCACCAACACGTGTAATTATACTATCTAATTCATGAAAATTCAAGTTTTGGAATTCATCAACAATTACAATAGAATTATCAAGTGTAGTGCCACGAAGGAATGAAGTGGACCAGAACTTAATTGTTTCCTGCGACTTAAGATTGCCATACAGCATCTCAAAATCAGCATCAGAAGGCATCTGGAACATGTACTTCACCATATTCTTGTAAGGAATTTGGTAAATGTCTGCCTTATCTTCATGAGAACCAGGGAGGAAACCAATCTCACGAGTTGCTACAAGAGAACGAACAAGATAGATTCTTTCATAAGGTGTTCTCTCATCAAGAACATCACAGAGGGCATTATAAAGAGTAATAAAAGTTTTACCAGTTCCAGCACATCCATAAGCAACAATGTGCTTTCCAGATTGATATGAATCAAATAAAGTTTTTTGATTCTCTGTAAGTGGATCAATATCAATCAAATAATCAGAACTAAGAGGTTTTTTCCTCTTCATCTGTTTTGCCGTGAGTCCAACCCCAATGGGTTGCTCTGCAGATGATCTTTTTCTTCTTGCCATTAGATTCTCTTTACAGTTGACTTTGGTGCTTTACTTGCTTTTTCTAAAACATCGTTCCATCCAGGATTGCGAGAAATTAGTTTATCCTTCCACTCACCTACCTCACCAGGTTGTGGACAAGTAGAAGGATCAGACCAGTCTCTTTTCCAGTCTGGATTATCTTTACACCATTGAGACCAGTCGTGAACACTCATTATCACTTCTTTTTGTTCACCCGTCTCTTTGTGAACTACTGGATATGTTGCCATTGTTATAAATTCAAGATATTTTATTTAGATCCACTCCAGTGCTTCTGCTACTGAAGGGAATTGCTCTTTGAAAACTCCTTTACAGGCAAGAGCGATGTCCATGTGTTCTTTTTGGGTGCCATTCTTTTCACGAAGTTGAATATAATGAATCCAACTGCGGCAAGAACCACTCATATAAATGCGTGTAGGGGTCGCCAGAGGAAGCACAAAGCGAGCACACTCCTTTGCTACTCCGTGAGAAAGAAGTTCCTTGTAGAGGCGCATACCCTCCGCAAAATGCTCCTGAATCTTACTCTGAAGACCGAGTTTCTCATACTCACCGATGTCATCAATCGAGTTCTGACGATTCTTGGTATCCTGGCGACGAAGGTCAGGTACAGGAATATAATCACTCAGCAGAGAACTATCAGCATAACGTTGAGAAAACTCTTGATATGTGAACGAACGATGCCGGAGAATCTGAGCCGCGATACCACGAGTAGTCTCAATCTCCAGAGTCATGAAACTCTGCTCAAACACAGACCAGTGGTTGTGCTTGATACAATATGCCAGAAGTTTGGCATAGTTGGGATTTTCCTGATTGTTTGGGTTTGAGACTCTGGCAACATATGCCATTGTCTGCTCCGCATCAGGAGTTACACTAATCAGTTTTACGCTCATTTACCGAATCCTTTTGAGTTGTGTGCTTCTAACTTTGCGACTTCTTCTTCTGCTTCACGAAGACGCTTTTTCATTTCATGAAGTTCTTCTTCACTGTACATGTGATTTTGTGCGACCAATCTCTTCATCAACTTTAAAAGTTCTTTTGCTTTTTTAGTCTGGGTATCCATCATCATCGTCAAAAATTTCGTCGTAATCGTGTAGTCCTTGTTTCATCTCTTCATAATTGAGATAACTCTGGGCATCGGAATACACTTCTGCTTTGAGAGAGTCTACAAGTAATTCAAGATTGCGGACGATGAGTTTAAGTTTTTCCTTGTCCATAAGATACAATTCTCTCAACTCATTTTACACAAAAAAAGAGGGGTAGTCAACCCCTCCTGTTAAAAATTGGTTCAAAAGTAATCATTTTTTCAAACCAATCTCTTAAA